AGAGATTGGGGCGCACCTCAACTGGCTTAGATCGAGTGGTTATACACCAGAACGTACTCACATATGGCTACCACACGACGGGGCAGCGAGTGATAAGGTGTTTGCTGTTAGTTACGAGTCTGCATTTCGTAAAGCCGGATTTAGAGTCACGGTTGAACCGAATCAAGGCCGGGGAGCCGCTTCTATTCGAATAGAAGCTGTCAGGCGCTTTTTGCCGTATTGCTGGTTCAATGAAGCCACAACCGAACCCGGACGCGAGGCGCTAGGCTGGTATCACGAAAAGATAGACGAGACACGCAATATTGGCCTTGGCCCAGAGCACGATTGGGCCTCGCATGGTAGCGACGCGTTCGGGTTAATGGCTTGCGTCGCAGAGAGACTTATGAGCAGAACCCCTAACCAAATACCGCGCCACGAGTTCGCAGATGTGGCAGGCGGCTGGATGAGCTAATGGCAGAAGACATAAAAGACGCAAAGGACGACGCAGAGCTGATTGCAACCGCACTCGAAGAGTTCAAAGAGTGCTACGAGGCAGAGGACGACAACCGCCAGGAAGCCCTTGACGATATCAGATTTGCGCGGCTTGGGGAACAATGGCCCCTTAACATCCGGCAGCAGCGGCAGCTCGAGGGTAAGCCCTGCCTCACGTTAAACACGCTGCCTTCGTTCATTCGGCAGGTCGTGAATGACAGCCGCCAGAACAAGCCCGCGATTAAAGTGAAGCCGGTGGACGATAACGGCGACCCCGAAACCGCAGAGATATTGAGCGGCTTGATCCGCAATATTGAATATATCAGCAACGCGGACGTCGCTTATGATACCGCGGTCGATAACGCGGTCACGTGTGGCGTAGGTTACTTGCGCGTGGACGTGGATTATGCGCATGACGACACATTCGATCTCGATATCCTGATCAAGCGCGTCGCCAATATTTTCTCGGTCTATGGCGATCCCCTCAGCGAGTCTGCCGACTCATCCGACTGGATGCGCGCGTTTGTGGTTGACCGCATGGACAAGAACGTATTCAAGCGCAAGTACAAGGGCGCGGAACCCGTGGATTGGGACGAGCTTGGCTATAACGGCCAGCACATGCAAGCGCCTTGGTTAGAACAAGAAACGATTCAGGTCGCAGAATGGTGGAAGCGCGAGGAGGTTAGCCGCAAGATCGTGCAACTGACTGGCGGACAGGTGATCGATGCGAAGCAATACCGGGAAAGCAAAGAGGTCTTTGACGCCCTGGGATTAGCGGTCAGAGGCGAGCGCGAGGTCAAAAGCTGGAAGGTCGTGCAGCGCATCGTCACCGGCGCAGAAATCCTCGAAGAAAACAAGTGGCCGGGAATCTACATTCCGATCATCCCGGTCTACGGCGAAGAGGTGAATTTAGAGGGTAAGCGCTACTTCCGCAGCATGATTCGCGATGTCAAAGACGCGATGCGCATGCGCAACTACTGGCGAACCGCTTCTACTGAGCTGGTTGCACTCTCTCCAAGAGTGCCGTTTATCGGCCCACAAGGCGCGTTTGACACCGATGCGCGTAAATGGGCCACGATTAACACACAGAATCACCCTTATGTGCAATACGACGGGCCAACCCCACCCACCCGCCAGCCATTGGAATCGGGCGCAGCGATTGGCGCAATGCAAGAAGCGCTCGCGGCCAATGACGACATTAAATCTATTCTAGGAATGTTTGATGCATCCCTCGGCAAACAAAGTAACGAAACTTCGGGACGTGCAATATTGGCTCGACAAAGAGAGAGCGACACAAGCACCTTCCACTTTATTGATAACCTCTCACGGGCTATTAGACACCTCGGACGGGTCGTTATTGATCTCGTACCCCACGTATACAACGGCCCTCGAATCCTTAGAATTGTAGGCGAAGATGGAGAAAGCAAGAATGTACCCGTTAACCAAAGCATACCCACCACTGTACCCGGCGCCCAAACCGGCCAAGAAGCCAGCCAAACGCAGCAAGCGTTAGACCAAATTTATGACCTGACCACCGGACGCTATGACGTGGTGGTTGAAACCGGGCCAAGCTATAACACCAAGCGCGAAGAAGCCGCTACCCAAATGGTAGAAATGATGAGGGCGTACCCGCAAGGTGCGCCCTTGATGGTCGACTTGCTCGCGAAAAACCTCGATTGGCCTGGAGCCGATGAGATAGCCGAACGCTTTAAAGCGATGCTGCCCCCGCAAGTGCAAGGTGTGAACCCCGAAACGCAGGCACTCCAGCAACAGCTTATGCAGCTCCAGCAGCAAGCCATGCAGCAAATTAGCCAACTGCAACAGCAGAATGAACAATTGCAGCAAGACAAGATGATTGACGCGAAAAAGCTTGAAATCGATGCGTACAACGCAGAAACGAACCGGCTAAAAGCGACCTCGGCGGGGATGACACTGGAACAAGTCCAAGTCGTCGTGGTGGACACGTTACGTCAAGTGCTAAGCAGCCAACCGCCGAACGCGATAGGTATTCCCGATACCACGCCGATTCCCGCCCCGCCGGGTAGCATCATGCAACCAACTAACACACAAGCCCCGCAAGGGGCTTTTTTATTGCCTGCAGATAACCAACCTAACAACGGAGTTATGAATGGATGAAGGACTTGAGACTAACCTGCCAGACGCAACAGCTAATGATGGAGTCTCCCACGATGCCCCCGAAAACGACGAATCACTCAGCGAGCCGTTTGATCAGGGTAGCCCGGATACAGGCGAGCCGGAAAGCCAACCGGATGATGACGCTGAGGAAATAGAACACGAGGGCCAGAGATACAAGGTTCCCAAAGCGCTGAAAGGCGCTTTTTTAATGCACTCGGACTATACCCGCAAAACGCAGGAATTAGCCGAACAGCGTAAAGAGGCGGAAGCCACCCGCGAACGCTATCTCAAAGCAGACAGCGAACTGGTCGAGGCCCGCGCGCAGGAAAAAGCGCTGGAAACGAGCCTCAAGGAGTTTGAACAGGTCGACTGGAATAAATTTTCTGAAACCGACCCGGTACAAGCGCAAAAACTGTTTTTCCAGTACCAGCAACTGAAAGATTTAAAGCAACAGGCAACCCAAAGAACCGCGCAGCTAGAACAGACGCGCACCAGCGAACAGCAGCACCATGTTGCCAAGCTCATCGCTCAAGGCCAGGAAGTTCTCTCGCGTGATATCCCGAACTGGAACCCCGACACCGCCAAGAAGGTATCCGAATTCGCCGTGCGTGAATACGGATTCACCAGTGATGAACTGCGACAAGTCTATGACCCGCGGGTCGTCAAAGTACTCCACGCGGCCATGATCGGTAACCAGGTACTTAAGCAATCCAGCAAGCCCAAGGCCCCGCCCGCGCAACTGGTCAAACCGGTCACGAAAGTGAGCGGCAACAGCACGCCCGCCAAAAGCGGACTGCGTGACGATATGTCGATGGCTGACTGGATGAAAACACGCAATCAACAACTTTCTAAACATAGAGGACGGTAATGACTCAAACCCTTTTAACGCCGACCGCGGTCACCCGCGAAGCCTTGCGCGTATTGCATCAAAAACTGAATTTCATCACCAACATTAACACCCAGTACGACGATTCATACGCCAAAAGCGGTGCGAAGATTGGCGATTCACTGAAAATCCGCCTGCCGAATCAGTTCACGGTTCGCACCGGCGCGAATATCTCAACGCAAGACGTCGAAGAATCCAGCGTCACCCTGCAAGTTTCCACCCAGAAGGGCGTGGACGTCACTTTTTCCAGCGCGGAATTGACACTATCAATGGATGACTTCAGTAAGCGCATTCTCGACCCGGCTATGTCAGTCCTCGCAGCCAACATCGAAGCCGACGCCATGAGCATGTTCAAGGACGTGTACAACGCGGTGGACAATATCGGCGCGGCGATCACCTTTCAAAAATTGATGCTCGCGCGTAAGAAGTTAATTGACAACCTGACCCCGCCCGATAACAACAAATCCATTTGCCTGAATACTCAAGATAATGTGGATCTGGTCGACGCGCTCAAGGGCTTGTTTCAAGATTCGGCCAACATCAGCGAACAGTACAAAGAGGGTAAATTGGGACGCACCGCGGGCTTTACTTTCTACGAAAACACCCTCATTCCGACCCATACCACCGGAACCGCGCTCGCCGCGACGACTTACACCATTAACGGCGCGGTCACCACCAACGGCTCAGCCGCCGCTACCGTTGCGGTCGGTGCCACCACGTTTAAAGCCGGTGATATTTTCACGGTCGCAGGCTGTAACCGCGTTCACCCCGAAACCAAAGCCGATACCGGTGAATTGCAACAATTTGTCATCACTGCCGATTATGCGGGCGGTGCGGGCGATATCGCGTTCTCCCCTGCGATCTACACCAGCGGCGCGAAGCAAAACGTGGTCGCGGCAGGCATGGCGAACGGCGCAGCCATTACCAAAGTCGGTGGCGCGTCCGCCGTTTACAAGCCATCTATCGCGTTCCACAAAGATGCGTTCGCGTTCGCCACTGCCGACCTGGTCATGCCGGGCGGGGTTGACTTCGCCGCCCGTGAGAATTTCGACGGGTTGAGCTTGCGGATCGTGCGTCAATATGACATCAGCACCGACAAATACCCATGCCGTATAGATATTCTATATGGGAAGAAAACCATTCGCGCGCAGCTCGCGAGCCGCATTCTGTCGAACTAAGGAGGCGTCATATGTCATCGGGAATTATTACCGGCAATGTCACCTCTTTGGGAGTGGCGTCATTGACGCTCTCCCCGGCAGAAGTCGCCGCGAACACGACCGCGGAACAGACTTTTACCCTCCCCGGTTTACGCGCAGGCGATGTGATCGCGGGGGTGTCCAAGCCGACTACGCAAGCCGGGTTAGGCATTGTGGGTTATCGAGTCAGCGCCGCGAATACCGTGGCGATCACGTTTATCAACGCGACCGGCAGCCCCATCACGCCCACCGCGTCGCAAGTGTATCTTGTGACCTGGGCGCGCCGCGATGCGGTGCAAACCAGCGTCGCGCCTTAAGGAGAGGTTATGAAAGAGTATCCGAAAGCGCTTTATGGACCGACCGGGTGGGATAACGTGAGTCATCACGTGATCGTCTACACCCCGGAAGGGGAGAAAGAGGCCCGCGCTAGGGGCTTTGATGACCTCGCTAAAGTCGAAGCCAAAAAGAAGAAAAAGTAGCAAAAACCGGGTTCGATTCCTACTCAGGGCATCGAACCCGCCTTATTTCTAGCGGGTTGACAGCGTCAATCCGTAAAAATATCCGTAAAACGGTTCAAAACACCCCACTTTTGACGGAAAACCATGTCATTTTCCAATTTTGAAAACCTCGTGACGAACGTCGCGGATTGGTTACATCGCGATGATATGACCGACCGCATACCGGATTTTATCCGTATGGCGGAGTCGCGCATTAACCGATTACTGCCTTCGCGTCAAGCGGAAACCGAACGGGCACTCACCGGGACAATTTCAAGCCGTACCATTAGCTTGCCCTCTGGTTTCAAACAGCTTTTAGGCTTATGGCTCACGACATACAGCCCGCGCCAGCCACTGATTTACAAGCTACCTGAGCGGCTAACGATCAGTACCAGCAATGCGCAGCCGCATTATTTCACGCTTGACGGGGCCAATATCGCGTTCGACTGCCCGCTCGATCAGGCTTACACGTTCGCGCTGCGTTATCGCGAAGCCTACAACTTAGAGCAGACCAACACCAATTATCTGTTGGACAACTATCCCGGCCTGTACCTGTACGCGACCCTGGTCGAAGCCGCGATCTACCTCAGAGACGATGAGCGGCTTGCCCAATGGAAGGCGATCTATGACACGGAGTTAGAAGAGGCCAAGCGCTCGGAAGCGCAGAACAAGGATTTGGCCACGCTGGCCGTGGACACCGCATTAACCAACCGCGGGCGCTTCAACATCTACACGGGAGACTATTTTAATGTCCCTTGAAACTGGCAACTATATTAATAACTTGGTCACGACCAACCCCGCCGCGACCGACGCGAAAAGCCAGGGAGATGACCATTTAAGGCTCATTAAATCGGTACTCAAGAACAGCTTCGCGGGCTTCGCGGGTATGGTGATTGTAACCGGAACCGAGGCGCAAGGCTCCACGGTTAACGATTTCACGGTGACCATCAGCCCCGCGCCC